CAAAATCAAAAACGTTCGGGCGGAATACTTAATCCGTATGGAGTAGCATAATGGCAGGAGAAACTTTTTCATTTACAATTCCTGACGCGGACCTTACAAGCCTATCCTACACAGGAAATTTAAGAACAGAGACTTCCCCAGGTTCTGGAGTGTATGAAGTTGAAGTAGTAGTAGATCGAGGATTTCAGCGTCAAGTTCAACACCGTGTTCTTACTGCAAGATTCGGAGATGGTTACGAGCAAAGATTTCTTGATGGAATCAATACAAAGAATGAAAATTTTAGTATCGCATTAAATAATAGAAGTTCAGAAGAAATAAACTTAGTTGCTGCATTTTTTGACTTAAAAGCAGGATTAAATTTTACTCTCGAAGTAACAAATTTGGGCGCAAGCCCAGAGCAAATAAAAGTAGTATGCGATGGTTATAATTTAGTATACCCACAGCCTACTGTACATAGTTTACAAGCCACCTTTAGACGAGTTTACGAGCCGTAATTATGACAAATATAATTGATACAGTACAAATCCAAGAAATAGACGATGCTCTTATAGAGCTATTTGACATAACTTTGCCGGATGGAACTACTGTTGTCCGTTTTATGAATGGGCTGGATGAAGGTATTGAAAATGTGTATTTTCCCCAAAAAACAATAGATGGGTCTTCTTATCCACTACACGAATACGTAGCAATTCCAATTCAAATAGAAGGACTATCAAGTTCTTCTTCTGGCACTTTAGCAAGGCCGACTCTAACAACTGTGAACTTTCCTTCCCTAGCCAGAAGTCACACAAATAATTCAGATGGAAATAGTGATGAAGCAGTTCTTTTAGATGTATTAGATGAAAATGGAATTGTTTCAAATAGAGACTTATTAAACTCCGTTGTTGTATATCGCAGAACTCTTTATAAGTATACTTACAAAGTAGGAGACTCAAATCCTACAACAGCACCAGTAGAGTTTCCTTCTGCCAAATTTATTTTTGACAGAGTTGCATCCGAAGATAATATTCTTGTTGCTTTCGAGCTTGCAAATCCAATGGACATAGAAGGAGTCGAGCTTCCAAACAGAGTAGTCATAGGAAAATACTGCCCTTGGAAGTACCAAGGACACCCATTAGATAAAGACGGCGGGTGTACTTGGCCTTTAAACAGTAATGGCAGATTTTACGATAAAAATGATAACTTAATTACAAGTAGTATATCAAGTATAGATACCTACAACGCATCGACTACTTATAATTTAAATACAAATGATAACCCTCCTGTTCGAGTAAAAACTACTTCAAATGGGCATACTCAAATATGGAGACTTCGAAGAAACGCTCCCGCAGGAAAGTCTCCCCCTAATAATTCTTATTATTGGTACAGAGAGGATTTGTGTGGTAAACTTATTACTTCTTGTAAAATAAGATTTCAAGAAGATAACAGTAGAGAATACATATTACCTTTTGGGGGCTTTCCGGGGTCGAAAACATTTAAATGATAGAAGAAATAAAGCAGCATTTTGAAAAAGAATACCCAAGGGAAGGGTGCGGGGTTATAGCAGTTGTAAAGGGAAAGAAACGATTTTTTCCTTGTGAGAATCTGGCAGAAAATAACGAAAACTTTATATTGTCTTCAAAAGATTGGTTTCGTATAAAACAGCAAGCAGACATAATTGCAATAGTTCATAGCCACCCGGATGCTTCTAATGAAGCAAGCCAAGCAGATATAAATAACTGTAATGCTATTGGTCTTCCTTACTATATATTTAGTTACCCAGATATGGAACTAAATATAGTAGAGCCAAAAAAGAACTTTACTCCATTATTGGGACGAGAATACAAGTTTGGAGTAAGAGATTGTTTTGAAGCAATGAGAGATTGGCTTGCAAACGAAAATATACATATTCCGCCAAGAGAACCGTTTGAAGATGATTGGTGGGAGAAAGAAGGATTAAATTATTTTTCAGAAGAAAATATACCTCGATGGGGGTTTAAAAAAGTATCTGAACCAAAAAAGAATGACCTTCTTATCTTTCAAGTAGAAGCTCATATTCCAAATCATTGTGGAGTATATTTAGGGAATGATATATTTTTTCATCACGCAGTAAATCGACTCTCTTGTAGAGAGAATCTTTATCCTTTTTGGGCAAAGCATATAGTAGGAATTTATAGACATGAAGCGTAAAGTATACTTAGACGGAGAGCTGGGCGAAAAATACGGAAGAGAGCTGACCATAGTTGCAGACTCTTTTGCGGATGTTTTTCGATGCTTGGAAGCAAACTATCCTGACATACGACAGTATTTAATGGACTGCCACGAAAAAGATATTGGATTTTTATGTGAAATTGCAGACAAGCCTCTTACTACTGAGGAAGAGTTATTGTTAACTTACCCAGAAGGTTCTATGTATATTTCTCCACAACCTATGGGGTCAAAAAGTGGGTTTGGAAAAATTCTTGCAGCCATAGCTATAGTTCTTATAACAGCCTATATTGGGGGGTTTAGCTTTGTTGGAAATTCTATGATTAGTTTTGGGTCGGCGATATCTGCAACAGGAATCCCCGGGTTAATAGCTTTAGGCGTTGCCGTAAACTTGGCGATGACAGGAATTATGCAGATAATGGCTCCAGACCCAGCTACAGACGCTCAGCAAGACGAAAGCTATCTTTTTCAAGGTTCTGGGCAAACAATTGTAGAAGGGGACCCCGTACCTATACTTTATGGAAAATTGCGAGTTCCTGGAAGACCCATAAGTTTTGCAATTCAAAATGCTTCTCAAAGTTTTAACAATGTTAATAGCTTTAGCGGGCGGAATACTACTCCATCAGATACTAGCCCAGGAGAGCCCGATATAGACGAAGGAAATGATCGCCCAGCATATGATGATGATAGATTAGATTATCCTACAAATGAAAGCCCTCGCGGAGGGTACTCGGGAATAGGAAGCAGGCATATAGTAATACAGGGGACAGACTAAAATGGGTACAACTACAAGCGGACACGAAAATAATGACGTAGATTTAGCAATTGAAAACTATTCTGTAAGTATTAGCAACAATCAATCCGGGGATACTAACCAGAATATAAATATTGTAGATATAATCTGTGAAGGCCCAGTAAAAGGATTAGTCTCTGGTAAAGCCGGGGTATATTTTAATGATGTTTCTGCAGAATATGCAGAGTATGCCGAATTTACTCCTACTATTGCAGACAACTATGGTACAATTACTTTTGATGGCTCAACCACTATTGGCGGCGCTTCTATAGGTACTTTTTCTTCAGAAATTACTATTCCTGATATTTTAGGCAATGGTGAAAATTCTTATAGAACTCTAGTGCTTATAGATTATTTGGAAACACCAGTCACTGTTTCTAGAGTTTCAGGTAGTGAATATTTATGGGTTGCTACTGCTACTTCAGGTACTCCTTTTGCACCCTCTGGCTCTTTTAATTGGAATAATGAAGAGGTACAGTACGATAAAACTCGTTTTTCTATCTATAGAACAGGGGAGGATGGTTCTATAGAAGTATACGCAATTGGCCGCGACTCTTCAAATAATACGACTACTTTCACTTTTTCTCTAAACAGTAGGTATGAGCTAGACACAAATGCTACTTATACTATAAGAAAAAGCAGACTATATCCAATTGCAGAAACTTTTGGAACAAGCACTACAATTCATGTAACAGGCAATCCGCCTGCGGGTACTTATAGTTTTCGAATAACAGAAGTAGACACTGAGCAACAGCTTGCTGATAGAATAAACAGCAGAGCGGGCGGTTCAAAGATTGATAATTTAACAATACAAAGTAGAAATGGAGAACTGGGACAAGACCCAGTAGAAGAAGTAGAAGGAGTTGGAGGCACAGTCGCTATTCCAGGTGATGTGCGGCTAGTAAATCTTCCTACTTTAAAACTTATCTCGGCTGACGCAGCAGAGACTTTAAATGTTGCACGAATTGATGCTGCTGGAATGCCTTTCGCACAAGACAATGTACTTTCCGATGACTTTAATGATGATGCTACAATTTTAACATCTAGCTCTTTTAATCTTAGCACTAGTCAAATTCCTCAAACAGATCAGCTTCGATGGTCAATTCGGTATCCCGCACTTCAAACATTAAGTTTAACAGGGGGGTCTAGACGCTACGCATATGCTTATTATGTTATGGAGGCTCGCTTCAAAAAAGATGCTTCGTCAGACTTTGAAGATTGGGTTACTTGTTTTCCAAAACAATCTACCTCTGAAGATTATATAATTCATAATGGAAGAACAAATGCTCCTGTAAATTTTGACCATATTATGAATTTGGAGCAGTATAAGCCTTTTGTTGATTTTGAAATAAGACTTATTCGTGTAAATAGACACGTAGGCCTTCCTATCGAAGCAGATGGTACAAATGGCGGAAGATCCAATAGAGAAAATTGGCAAATATCCGCAACAGGAA